GAAATAATGAAGATTAATACTGTTGGTTATGGTGCTACAAATGATATTCTTGTAGATCGTGGTTGGATGGGAACTAATATTGGAGTTCATACAGCAAATTCAATTGTAAGTAAAATTCAAGGTTCTTATAATATTATTGATAATACAATTAACTTTATTACTGCACCTCAAGGTCCTACTCCTATAAGTTCTACAACTAATCCTCCTGATAGTAGAGATTGGGTTGGAATAACAACTCATTCTACATTCCAAGGTAGATCATTCATGAGATCTGCAGCTGAAGGTAGTGTTAATAGACCTTATGTAGAGAATGTTGTTTTTGATGATATTTCTGATGAATTTAATGGTATTGGAAAAACATTTACTCTGACATCAGACCAAGCAAACGTTGGTGGATTTTCTACTGCAAACTGTACTGTTCTTATAAATGGAGTATTCCAAGGACCAACAGGTGATTTAACAGTTGATCAAGATTATACCTTATCCGAGGGTCTTACTGGTATCAGTAGTATCACCTTCACAGGAACAGCCACATCCGAAGCCTATGACCCTAACAGCGGTTCTATTCCAGTTAGGGGTATGATTGTATCAGTAGGTTCAACTAACGGTTTAGGGTACCAACCTCTTGTTGCTGCAGGTGGAACTGCTATTATCTCTGCTGCTGGTACAATTACATCAATTAGTATTGGTAATAGTGGATCTGGTTATAGGACAGGAGTTCAAACTACTGTTAATGTAGGTCTTCAAACTCTAAGCACGGGAGTTCCTAATATTGAGTTTATTGGTACTGCAGCTATAAGTGGTGGTCATATTGTTAGTATTGCAATTACTAATCCAGGTGCTGGTTATACGGCAACTAATCCACCAGAAGTTGTTATTGATGATCCACTTTCATATTCTAATCTTCCATTAATTTACAGTTCTGAGTCTACTGGTATAGGAACTCAAGCAACTGTTGATATAGTAGTGGGGCAAGGTTCGAGTGTGATTAGTTTTGAAATAAAAAATACTGGATATAGTTATGATAATGGTCAAGTTTTAACTATCCCTAAAATGGGAACCACTGGTATTCCTACTGATCCTAATGTTACTTTTGATGAATTCCAAATCACTATACAAGAAACTATTTCTGATAAGTTTAGTGCATGGTTCTTTGGGGAACTTGAAGTATTAGATAAAATTACTAGTGAGTTTAATGATTCTCAGAGAGCGTTTACTTTAAAGAAAGGTGGAGTACCTGTTACAATTAGAGCGAAGGAAGGATCAAGTATTGATGTTCAAGCAGCTTTACTAGTCTTTATAAATGATACATTACAAGTTCCTGGTGAAGGATATACATTTGAGAATGGTAGTGTCTTGACTTTCTCTGAAGCACCTAAAGGACCAAATCCTGATGGAACATTTGATGGTGATACTTGTAAAATTCTCTTCTATAAAGGAAGTGGAGATATTGACGTTACCTTTACAGATATTTTAGAAACTGTTAAGGAGGGTGATCTTCTTGAAGTTCAAGGTGATGCTAATTTATGTGCAAGATCATTACTTCAGGATAATAGATTAGTAACTGACCTTGTTGCAACTGATATTGTTGATACAAATGCATATGTAGGTGTTGGTATTAATGGTAATCCAGATTGTGAAAGAACAGTTAATTGGACTAAACAGGGATCTGATAAAATTATTGATGGGCAAATTGTAAGTAAAGCAAGACCAGAATTGGAAGCGTTAGTTAATCCAGCAACAGTTATTATTCAATCTGTTGGTATTGCATCAACTGTTGTATATGTGGAAAGTATAAGACCTTTCTTTGATCCTGATAATGAATCTCAGACAACTGCTAAGACTCAAAAGATTTCTATAACATCTCAAAATAATCTTGTAGCAGCTGCTGCAACTGCTGTTGTTTCTCTTGCAAATACAATATCTTCAGTTGTGGTGAGTTATGGAGGAACGGGATATACTTCTGCTCCTGATGTAATTATTGCTACTGCTGTTGGATTTGGAACTACTACTAGAGCATCTGCTTCATCTACACTTACTGGAGATACAGTTTCTGCAATAACTGTTACTTCTCCTGGTACTGGTTATACTATTACCACTCCTCCTGAAGTTCTTATTGAAGTTCCATCAGCAACAAATGAAGTTAATGAATCAGATACATATCAAGGGGATTTTGGAACAATTGTTGGAATTTCTACAACCACTGTAGGTGTCGCATCTACTGGTGTTGTGTTTGATTTGTATATTCCAACAGATTCCTTCATGAGAGATGCTACGGTAACAGGAACTGCTGTTACTATAAGTGGTATTCAAACTGGATATTACTTTACAGTTTCTAATAGTAATATTGGAAATGGCTTAACATCTATATATCAAAATGGATCTGTAATAGGTATAGGAACTACCTTTATAGATAATGTTTATGAAGTGGCTGCAGTTTCGGTTGCTGAAACTTCTACTCCTGGTATTGCTAATACTTATGTTGCGAGAGTAACAACTAGTGTTTCTAGTTTCAATTCCTTATCTGGAATGGGAGTAAGTGAATTCTATGGTAATTTCTCATGGGGTAGAATCGTCTTAGGTTCTAGAACTTCTCCTAAAGCATTTACTGCATATACAGAGAATGGATTTACTGGACTTTCTACATCTGCTCTTATTACAAGAGTAGCACCTTTGAAGTCAAAAGATTATTCTGCTTAATAAACTTAATAAATAACTAAAAAAATTGTCAAAATGGCCGCTATTATAACGGATCAACTTCGTATATTAAATACTAAAGATTTTGTCGCTAGTGTAGCATCGACAACTAATTCATATTATACGTGGATCGGTTTGCCAAATGCAACAGAGGTTGATTCTAATTGGAATTCTACTCCTCCAAATCCTAGAGATTCTTTTAACGAAGAAAATAAATATTGGGATAGTATGATTGCTTTGAAAAAAGTAACATCTTCTGATGTCCAACAAGTAGTTCCTAAAAACACTTGGGCATCTGGTATTACTTATGATATGTATAGAAATGATATTAGAGCAGAAAATCCATCTAAACCATCAAATGCAATTAGTTTATATGAGGCAAAGTATTTTGTCATAAATTCTGATTTTAGGGTTTATATTTGTCTTCAAAATGGAACTGACCCAGATAACACAGAAGGAAAAGCATCCCTAGATGAACCAACTTTCACAGATTTAGAACCAAGAGCGGCTGGTACTAGTGGTGATGGTTATATTTGGAAATATCTTTATACAATTAAACCTGGTGATATTACCAAATTTGATTCTACAAACTTTATGCCTGTTCCTAAGGATTGGGAAACAAACTCTGTGGATGCTCCTGTAAGACAGAATGCTGCTACAAGTGGTCAACTTAAAATTGTTACTATTACTAATAGAGGTGCTGGATTAGGTACGGCAAACCAATCATATACAAGAGTACCTATTAAAGGTGATGGAACAGGTGCAGAAGCAACCGTTGTTATTAATAGTGCATCTAAAGTCGAATCAGTAACTATCTCAAAAGGAGGTGCTGGTTATAGTTTTGGTACTTTAGATGTAGTAGCAGGTGGAGTGCCAGCAGGAAGTATCGATCCTGCATTTAATATTATTATTCCTCCTGAAGGTGGTCATGGTGCTGATATATATCGTGAATTGGGTGCTAAAAATTCTCTCATATATTGTAGAATTGAGAATGATACAGGAAACCCTGATTTTATAACAGGAAATGAATTTGCTCGTGTTGGAATTGTTCAAAATCCAAAATCATACGGAACTAGTTCTAATTTGGAAATTGATAAGGCCAGTGCTGTGTATGCTTTAAAATTGACAGGAGTTGGTGCAAGTAATGCTACATTTACTGCAGATGATTTTGTTACTCAAACTATTGGAATAGGATCTACTGCAGTTGGTAGAGTTATTTCTTATGATCAAAATACTCAAGTCTTGAAGTATTGGCAGGATAGAACTACTGCTGGATTTAATACTAATGGTACTGCCAATACAGATCCAGAATATGGATTTAAATTAAACAGATTTACTAATAACATTACTGCCAATCAGGGGTCGTTAGATGTCATGGGAGGATCCGTTACTTTAGGGATTCATAGTTCATTTACAGGTATATCTACTGTAATAAATAGTAAAACCTATTATCTTGGACAGTCATTCACAAAAGGAGTGGCAAACCCAGAAGTTAGAAAATATTCTGGAAACATTATTTACGTTGATAATAGACCTTCAATTACGAGGTCTACTAATCAAAAAGAAGATATTAAAGTCATTTTGCAATTCTAAAGAATCATGCCACAGGAAACCAATCTAAACGTCGCACCTTATTTTGATGACTTTAGTGCAAATAATGACTATTATAAGGTATTATTTAAACCTGCTTATCCAGTTCAAGCAAGAGAGTTAAATAATCTTCAATCTATTTTACAGAATCAGATTGAAAAATTTGGTCAACACTTCTTTAAAGAAGGTGCAAAGATAGTTCCTGGCAATACAACTTATATAAATCCTTATGATTGTGTTCAATTAGAAAATGTATACTTAGGTATTCCCTTAAGTGACTATATTAATCAAATACGAGGATCAACTATTACTGGATTGACTTCGGGAGTAACAGCTGTTGTAGATAAAATTTTAATAGGAAGAAATTCGGAAAGAGGAAATACTACTCTTTATATAAATTATGTTGGTTCTAGTACTGCGGATAATGCTGGTTCTAAGTTTTTAGATGATGAATTATTGAGCGTTGATAAGGATATTATATCGGCTAATACTGTTATTGCTTCTGGAGAGGCATGGGGATCAACATTAGCATCAAACGCTATTTCTTCAGGTTCAGCATTTGCAGTTTCGCAAGGAATTTATTTTGCAAAGGGTCAATTTGTAAATGTAAGTGACCAATCTATTATTCTTAGTCAATATTCCGATTCTCCTAGTTATAGAGTAGGACTTTTTCTTACTGAACAAATAATTAATGCAGATATTAATCCTCAGTTAAATGATAATGCAAGAGGATTTACTAATTTTTCTGCACCTGGTGCTGATAGACTGAGAATAACAACATCACTAGTTAAAAAGTCATTAGATGATTTTGATGATAATAATTTTATTGACCTTGCCCGTATAGAGAATGGAGTAATAAAATCTAAAAAAGAAACTACGGAATATCAGCATATTGCAGATGAATTAGCAAGAAGAACTTATGCAGAATCTGGAGATTATTATGTAAAACCTTTTACAACTAAAGCAAAAGAGTCTTTAAATAATTATCAAGGTAATAATGGGATATACAATAGTAATCAAGTAACACCTAGTGGTAAGTCTCCTTCCGAGAGTCTTGCATTATATCAAGTTTCACCAGGTAGAGCATTTGTAAAGGGATATGATATAGAAACTGTTACTCCAACCTATTTGGATTGTCCTAAACCAAGAACTACTAAACTTGTAGAAGAACAAGCCGTTGAATTCAATACAGGAGCTACTTTAAAATTAAATAAAGTTTATGGATCTCCTCAAATTGGTATTGGTAATACTTATGTTTTAAGTTTAAGAGATAAAAGAGTAGGTACTGCATCTACATTACCAGCAGGTAAAGAAATTGGTGTTGCAAGAGTATATGATGCAGATTTAAATTCTGGATCATATGATAGAGCCAATTCGGATGTTAACGAATGGGATTTAAAACTATATGATATTCAAACAGTTACAGAAATTACATTAAACGAAAATATAACATTAACTGTTCCTACTCATATTAAAGGAAAAAATAGTGGAGCTACTGCATTTTTGAAAGATGCTGTAACGAGTAGTACTGCATTATCTTTGTATGAAGTAGAAGGAGAATTTATAAAGAATGAGAATTTTATAATTGATGGTGAAGAAAATACAAGGGTTGCTATTGCAGTAACATCTTTTGGTATTTCTGATGTTAAATCGGTATTTGGAAATACTAATGGCCCTAGTATGAATACTGTAGGTGCTGCACAGACCTTTTCTGGAGACACTGTTCAGACAAATGTTGTTAATATTGGTATTGCAACCCTTTCACCAACTGCATGGGATTCTAGTCTTTCGGGATATCCAAGTGGAACCATTAGTTCAATAAGAAGCACTAATCCAATATTTCCTGGAGATATTAAAGTTGGAAATATTCTTAAGTTTAGTCCATCACAGACTAGTGAATTTAATGAACCAATTATGGCATCTGTTGTCAGTGTTGGTACGACTCATGTTGTTGTAACGGGTGTTAATACGGTTACTGGTGTAGCTGATGGTAAATTACCTTCTGTTACTACTCAAGTTTCTGATTTAACCCTTGTTAGTACAGATTTACAAGATTCTGATGATAATTCTTTCTATACTATACTCCCAAATGCTAATATTTCTAATGTTGATTTAACTGATGGAACTATCAGAATAAGAAAAACACAAAGTGTTCTTATTAACGGGGGTCAACTTTCAGAGCAAGTTGCATCTGGTACAAATGAAACATTTTTACCATTTAAACCAGAAAGATATACCTTAATAAAAGGTGATGGTACTACTGAACTTTTAACAGAAGATAGAGTCAAAATAACTTCTGGTTCTACTAGATTGCAGATTGAGGGTTTAAGTGATGGTATTGATGATGCTACTCTCATTACAACACTCAAGAAGCAAAAACCTAAGGCAAAAGAGAAAATTAGAAATAGGGTTAATAGTATTGTGGTAGATAAATCTATTGACTCTGCATCTGGTATTGGTTCAACCACTCTTAATGATGGTTTGACTTCTGGAAATTACCCCTATGGTACAAGAGTTCAAGATTTAGATATATCTCTAAATGTTGCAGATTTGATAAAGGTTGAGGGTATTTTTGAATCTGTTAATACTTCTGAAGCATCAGCTCCTACCATCACTTTTGCATCATTAACTGGACCTACAGGAAAAACTTCTGATTTGATAGTAGGTGAAAAAATTAAAGGAAAAACTAGTAATGCATGTGCAATTGTTGCTGAAATAGTTTCGGACAGCAAAATTTCAATTATTAAAGAAAATGATATTAAGTTTAAAGAAAATGAAGTTGTTTCTTTTGAAGAATCTAAGATTGAAGGTAAAATTGTTACCTTAGATTTTACAAGTGTAAATATATCTTCTAATTTTACTTCTGAAAATGGTCAAAATCAATCTTTTTATGGATATCCTTCTATTCAAAGAAAATCCGACTCTGATGCCCCTACTAGACAATTAAAAATATATTTTTCCAATGGTTATTACCAGTCTACTGATGATGGGGATATAACAACTAAAAATTCTTATGATACATTTAATTATACTACTGAAATTCAAACAGTAAATGGTATTAGAAATACTGATTTAATTGATATTAGACCTAGAGTTTCTGATTATGTTGTTGCTGAAGATGTAAGATCTCCTCTTGAATTTTATGGAAGAGAATTTAATGCTGCTGGCAATTCTGCGGCTAATATTTTAGCATCTGATGAAACAATTCTAATGGATTTTTCATATTATCTTGGAAGAATGGATTCCATTTATCTTACTAAAGAAGGTAATTTCCAAGTTAAATATGGTACTCCTTCCGATAATCCAACAGAACCAGTAAGGGTTGATGATGCATTAAGAATTGCGACTGCACAACTCCCTCCTTATCTTTATACTACAGATAATATTTCCATTAATTTCTTAAATTATAAGAGATTTACAATGTCGGATATTAACCGACTTGAAAAGAGAATTTCATCTTTAGAGTATTATACTTCTCTTTCTTTATTAGAAGCAGATACGGCCAGTTTATTTGTTCCTGACTCTGCAGGATTTAATAAATTTAAAGCTGGATTTTTTGTTGATAATTTTACTAATTTTCTTTCACAAACAATTCTTGTTGGATATAAGAATAGTGTAGATGTTGCAAATCAAATTTTA